TGACCTGCCGAAGTTATTGTTCTGCGACAGTGAAAAGGGTGCGCGGCATGGGATAGTCCAGGAGGTTGCCCCATCAGGTGACAGCAACTGTCAGATTACTGCACCTGAATATAAAGAAATTTTCTACCAGTACGACGACGCCACATACCCCGGCGACGCTGCTTAATACCAAAAAAATCCCTTTCAACTTTTCTTTCGCTCAAACCCTCGTTTGGGCGAATGCCTTTTTTGGAGCAAAAAACATGGCCTTTAACCCGGAGCTGGGGAGCACGTCTCCCGCTGTGTTGCTCGATAACGCCGAGCGCCTGGATAAGCTGGTCAATGGGCCAGCGACTACCGTTCCAGACCGTGCCGGGCAACCGCTGGACACCTGGCGCCAGATCGTGACGATGATGCTTGCTGCTGTCACTGATGCGCAGAACAGCATTACCGCTATCGGGCTCCCCTTTAATACCCTCTCTGATGCTCAGGCTGCAGTAGCTGCTGGAAAAATACCAGAGGGGTCCGTGACATGGGTTAGAACTACGGACAGCGCTGCCCTTGCTGATGAGTACAAAAACATAAATGGGGTTCTGACGGCTACCGGACGTCGGATGCCTTCTCAGGATGCCGTGGACGCACTTTCGCGTCAGTTACTGGATTCGATTGTTACCGGAGATGTACCAGGGTTCTGGCTGGCACTGAAAGACTCTGCTGGCTGGATTTCATGGGGAGTGGATGATCAGGGGGGATTTGGATCACGGGCTGCTTACCTCGGGACAGACAATATTCTGGCGGGAAATATCAAAATCCTGTTTACCGATGATGTCGGATTACGGTTTCAGGACCCCGAGGGATTTTATATCGATGTGCTGGATAATTTCGGACGCTATCTGTTGGGAGATTCCGGCGGCGGTTCTTCACCTGTTGACGAAGTCAGCATTCTGGATTTGAAAAATAAAGCTTACGCGGCGGAAGTTTCGCGGCGCGTACTGACACGGCTGAAATTTCCGACTGAGGCGTATAACCATTTTTTGATGGAGTGTCAGAGCCTTGGTATGGGGTATATGAGCTGGCCGGTTGTCAGCAAAACGCCTAAATATGATTCGCTAATGCTGGGGCAGTCTGTTCGTCCGGCGAGCACGACGAACAATGCGTTTGTTCCCCTGGGCGTAAATGCGTGGCAACCTCTGCGGGCAGTTGTACAGTCAGTCTCTGGCAGCGCCATTCTGTCCGATGCGGAGCAACTCGCGCTGGCTCGAAGCGCGGTTAATGAAGGGGAGAGTCCGATCGTTGGCGCGGTGAACGGATTCAGACGACACTTCCTTGAGGCGCACTGTCTGAGTGCTGACCCTGGTCGACTGTTTGTCGCCTCCACGGTCGGCGTGTCCGGCCAGTCAATTGCCAGCCTGATGGACGATACCAAATATTTTAATCGTGTCGTTGAGTGCGTAACAAAAGCAAAGGCTTTGGCGGACAGCGAAGGGAAAACGTATTCCGTCACCGCTATTGAGTTTGTCCAGGGCCAGCGTGACTACGACGACGGTACGCCAAAAGCCGTTTATAAAGCGCAAATGGGGCAACTCTACAACAAAATCAATAATACAATTCGTGGGATCACCGGCCAGAAAGACAATCCAGCCTGGTTTATTTCTCAGACGGGATACACCTACAGTCCTAATCCAGCCACGCAGCCGGTGAACGCTGTCGAGCTTTGGGTGGGAATGGCGCAATGGGAGTTTTGTCAGGAAACACCAAACTGTTTCCTCATTGGGCCGGACTATCAGTTGCCGGATAAAGGCGGCCATCTGATGACGAACGGCAGTCGCTGGCTGGGTTGTTATTTTGCCAAAGCAAAAGATCGTGTACTGAATCAGCGGCGTCCATTCCAGCCACTCGCTCCCACGGGTATTACCTGTGCAGGTTCAGATTTTCTGTTGAGTTACTACGTCGATCATCCACCTTTAAAATTTACCAGCCCGTTCAGGAACGGAACCAGAACCCCCATCACTAATAGCGGATTTCGCGCCTGGCATATGATTGATGCCGATCCGTCAGGCATAGGGACAGAACTGAATATCACCAGCGTTGCTGTTGCAGCCGACACGGTTATTCGCCTGACATGCGATACAGAGCCGCAGGGGAAAGTCCGGGTGGCTTATGCCACACGTCCCCAGTATGGGCAGGGCATGGTAACTGATTCTGATAAATACGTACCGGATGAAGTGTACGAATATGACCCGCAGTTCACCCAGTGGCCGGAAGAGAATATTCCGGAGCTGATCGGCAAACCCTATCCGATGGAAAACTGGTCTATTGCCTTTTCCATGACCTTCACTAAGGATGAATAAATGAGCCTGGCAATTCAGAAAGATGTCGATTTTTCTGCGGTGGCTACCGGATATTTACCTCCGGTAACTGCAGGCGTGGAGTACTTCAATTTTTTTAACAGCGAAGACTCGCTGACACGCAACCTGATCCCCAACAAGCCGACTCCTGCAAAGAACGGGAGTCCGCTCTTTAACACCAACGGGCAAAGCTTCCTGCTGACCAACCTGCTGAATTTCATCAATACCGGGATAAAACTGACTGATGAAATGACCATTATTACGGTGGCAGAACCAACCGGCGCGGATGGTAATTTCCCGACCTGGTCCACTACAGGTTCGCCGATTACAAATGGAGGGAGCTTCACGTCACAATCCTTTATGCGTCAGAGCGCCACCACGCGAAACCCAACGCTGTCGCTGAGTTATTCCACTGATGGTTTCATCACCCGACAGAACCTGTCGTATGGGGTATCGTCGGGTGTTGATAATATCAGGCTCCGCGCCATAGCATCGGCATTCAGTCAGACAGCAAAAACGTCCAGCCTTTATGATCTGACGAATAATAAAAATGGCCAGGCGCCTTTGCCAGCAAATGGTGTTTATGGAAAGGCAGGTAATATCCTCCTGGGATCGCATTACAACGCCGCAGAGAGCTCACAGGGTAATCTTTACGCGGCCGCGATTTATAGCCGTATGCTCTCAACAACTGAGATCAATCAGGTATATGCTGCGTTAAAAGCTTATTACTCAAAGCGTGGCATATCTGCATGATCTTATTCTTAAAAATTAGAAATGGCTGGAAATACCGGGAATTTTCTTAGAGCATATTGCTGTGCGCAAAGACGCACACAGCAATAATGTCATTTATCATCTTTCCCCCGGTATATAGCCGGGGGATTTTTTATTAGTTTTTAGTAAATTACATACAATGGGTATCTAGTGATATGACAGGAGGTATCAACGTAAGAATATCGGCAAGGCCAGCGCCCGCGCGATTGCTCCAGCAATGGCATACCCTCCCGTTGATGGATCAGGGTGTAACCCATCCCCTATCATCCATGGTCTGTCTGATCCAGCTGCGTAGTCCTCGTTTTTCTGACCGAAGGACGCCTGCAGGTTCAGAAATGCCACATCACGATCATCCCGCGCAATCTTATACATCACCTCCGCATAAGTACTCATGGGAATGGAGTTTCCCGCTGGCCGGTTATTCTCTGCCGGACAAATCAGCAAAATATCAGCCGTTGGCCGCACAGAACGAACCCGATCTATCATCGTGAGAATATTAGCCCGGAATGTTGCGGCAGAGAGCTGCGCGCCCTGGTCGTTCGTTCCCAGCATGATTGTCACGAGGTCGGCCCCGAGGTTATCAAAAGCATCAAGCCAGCGCTGATCCATTGCGTTGACCCAGTGATTGGTATGAGAACCACTACCCCCCATTTTATGAACCAGGACACCCGACATGGTTTGATTGAGGATATTCGCTCCGTACAACGTCACCGGAGGAGTGATAACCGTAAACGTTACTGTGCCGCTACCGGTTGTTGGTAACGCCAGCGGGATAATCTGCATCCCGGCGGGATGAGCCGACAGGTCAATCGTGACGGGGTCAGCCATCCCGGTTCCTTGGCACTGAATAACACCAGATCCCCCCTCGGCAAACAGGAACGAATCAAAACCCAGCGCAAAATTCTGGCTGTATGAAATCGTTGCTCCGCTTGCACTTGCTGTCACAGACGAAATATCCGGGCCATGCCCTGTGTTGTAAGCGCAGGAAAATCCGGACTGTACAACTGATGTACCCATAACATCAGTATTATCGCCGTTAGGATCAAAACCAAACGAACGCCAGCCGTACCCAATGGGGGGGACAGTTGCGGCCGTGCCTGCACTATTGAAATAGCGCCAAAGGATTTGTGCCACTTTCAGCACATAACGTGGTGACGTTCTGGTGTAGCTGTCTCCCATCATCGCAACGATAAGACGAACAGCATCCCCAAAAGACATTTTGGTCATCCGCATATGCGTTTCCCGGAGACGCTCAATACCAAAAACATCCGGTACCGCTTCTGATACAACTTCAGCGTCTTTCACTTTGACAGGCGTGCCGTCAGGCATTTCTGAAAGGTAATAGAACGCGTATTCCTCGAATGCAGTGGCGCTGTCTCCTTTCTCAACCTGGGCTTCTACATACCGATCCGAGCCAAATGTAATTCTCACATAGGCAATTTCCGAATCAGTAACGAACGAAGTCAGTGCCTGAGTGGAGGATGCATCCGTACGGATAAACGTTTTACTGGCGTTATAAAACGTAATGAATCTGGCGCCAACACGAAGTGCGTAAGACGTGCTGAATTCAACGGGAATATAATCTGAGTACACATAACGTGAGTCAGGAGATATAACAGTGCCCGATTCATTAATATACCCTGATTGCACGGTCGCCCTGTTAAACAGGTTTTTCCCCAGTACTATCAGTCCATGCTTTACAAAATCAATATCGAGCTGGTCTGCGTCAACAATATCTCCAGGGATTCGGATCTGAAAACCGTCAGGCAGTGCTTTGCGCATGACATGCACATAGTCTTCAACGGGTGGCAGTACTGACGCTCTGGCGACAAACATCGCATCTTTGTTTGAAAGAAGAGTGGTTATTCTCACATACGCTGCCGATGCAGGCGCAGTGACAACATTAACTGCTGAAACCGACGAAAGATGTTTTTTGTCCGAGTCGTAGAAGTTAATGAAGCGCATCGACCGGCTTGAATTCAGAACATCACCCGCCGACACTTTAATGTATTCCGAGGTGATGTATACGGACCCACTGGCTGCCGGAACCGGGAACCATGCACCGAACTCATTGATATAACCATCAACCACCTTGTTCTTATTGAACAGGTTCGTACCGGGGCCGTAGAGGTCTGTTTCCGTCAGGGCTTTTACCGGTTCAGAAAAGACTACTGGCACACCTGAATATTCCGATGGGGCCTTTGATTTAAACGGCTCAAATTCGGTGGCCTTATTATTCTTTTCCACCATGGTAACAGACGCCACGACAGCAGGAATTTCTATCCGCATATACGCGGCATTTGACGGTAATATCAGCGGATTGACAGGTTTTGTTGAATAGGACGAATCATACTGGCGGCTGATAAACACGCCTTTCGCATCATAGTATGTAGCTGCTTTCCACGGATGATCGACACAATAAGGCTGTGTCGGGTCAACAGGAATGTATCCCGATACGGTCATGCTGGTATCAGAGTCTGTAAGAATTGTGCCGATACTGGAAAGATGCACGCCGGGCATAGCGTCGGCAGGATTGAACAAGTTTTTACCTGCAGTAAAGCCCAGCGTTCGATAGGAGTTTGTCGGCGCCCCTTTGATATTATCCCGCAGTACTGCCTGATATGCCCGATAGGGCATTTCGCCAGCACCAAACGTTACCTGATAGGTGTCGATGTTTACCAGCGGTACCGAAACAATAAAATAGGCAGTACCGGCAGGCGCTGTAAATGCAGTAACAGATGAGAGGTCAGACAGATAATTGTCGTTACCATCAAAAAATGTCACTACACGAGTGAGAAGCCTGGAAGTATAAGCTCCCCCGGCCACGGCAGAGATCTTTTCTGAATAGCAGTACTCAGGATTTTCCCTGGGGATCCCCGTTCCCTCAAACAGATAGAACCCGGAGATCACCGCTCCCTTGTTGAACAGGTTCATGCCGGGGCCAACAAGACTGGGGATAATCCCTTCTACGGTTTTCTGTGAAACCATACGGCGCCCGGTAGGCTGCAGCGTCCCGCCAACGTTCATCACCTCAATTGCGAGCGCCCTGTTATCCGGGCTGCGGTAATACGTGGTCGAGCCCACCGGAATATTCACGATGTCTGCCTGCGCCGCTGCCAGCGTCTGATACTGCTTACTGAGCGGGATGATGTTTTGCCTGACCTCATCGTTTTTCGCCATCATCTGACGCCACGTATCCAGCGGTTCACCTGCGCGGTCGTTAACCGTTCCTGCCGGACCGTTAACCAGCTCGTCAGCGCGCTTGACGTTATCCAGGAAGATTTCAGGCGTCGTCGTTCCCAAAGGCGGGTTAAGTTCGGCCATGATTTTTGCTCCAAAAAGAGGCTTCGCCCAAACGAGGGTTTGAGCGAATGGTCGCGGCTTTTTACAATCAGCTATTTCAAGGAGTTAGATAGTGCTGATTGGCTATGCGAGGGTATCAACCGGGGATCAAAACCTCGATTTACAGAAAAACGCCCTGATCCGCGCAGAATGTGAGCTGGTTTTTGAGGATATGGCCAGC